GAGCGTGGTCGGAAAGGTAAGTAATGTTGTCGAGACTGTTAGGTGATGGCAACGAAAGCCGAGCAATATCTACACAGTCATTGTTTGCATTAGGTGACGGATTTAGTGTCACCACAAATAGCGGAACTGTAATCACGGAAAAAGATTCGCTCAAGATTGAAGCGGTTTATGCGTGTGTGCGCATGATTTCAGATTCAATCTCTACGCTCCCTGTGGACACGTTCCTTCGTTTGGATGGCACTCGTCGTCCGTTCCGTCCTCGCCCAACATGGTTGGACATCCCTGAATCCGGTGTGAGTCGCATCGAGCATTTCCAGCAGGTGTTGGTTTCGTTGATGTTGAACGGCAACTCGTTCACTCGTATCGTGCGTGACGATCAGGGGATTGCTGCGCTTGTTGTGTTGAACCCTCAGAAGGTTGAGTGCAGTCGTGACCGTGTGACTCGTCGTCCGATTTACATCTATGAGAGTCGTGATGTGATTCAGGCTGAAGACATGATTCATATCACCGAACTTCGTTTGCCTGGTGAGATGCGAGGCATTTCACGCATTGACTTCATGAAGGAGAACCTTGGTTTGGCGAAAGCCTTGGAGGAGTTCGCTGCACGATTCTTCGGTCAAGGCTCATCGGCTTCCGGCATCATCGAGTTCCCTGGCAACCTCACCCGTGAGCAGGCTAAAGATTTGGTCTCAGGGTTTGAGGAAGGCCATAAAGGTTTGCGTCGTTCACATCGTCCAGGTGTGTTGTTCGGTGGGGCGAAGTTCACGAAGACAACCGTTGACAATGATTCTGCACAGTTCCTAGAGTCCCGTCGTTTCGCTGTAGAAGAGATTGCTCGTATCTTCCGTGTGCCTCCATCAATGCTTGGCGTGACTACGCCTGGTGCGATGTCGTATGCGTCGGTGGAACAAAACGGCATCCAGTATGTGACCCACACGCTCAGGCCATACATTGAGAAAATTGAAGAAGGATATTCACGTTTGCTTGAAGGTCGTGCATTTATGAAGTTCAATGTGGACGGATTGTTGCGTGGTGACCAAGCGTCACGATATGCCTCATTCTCAACAGGTTTGCAATCAGGCTTCTTGTCAATCAATGACATTCATCGTCTTGAGGACATGGCACCGGTTGACGGTGGTGACTCGTATCGTGTTCCACTAGCGAACGTGGACATCAATGCTGCGAACTTGGCTGAGATGCAGTCGAAAGCTGAGATTGCGCAACGATTGATTCTTGCTGGCTTTGATCCGGCTGAGGTGTTGGCTACCGTTGGGTTGCCTGCGATTGGTCATACAGGTTTGCCTTCAAGCCAGTTGCAACAGATTTCAACTGTGGCACCTGAAGACCCGAAGTCAGCGTATGAGGTGAAGTCGCAGAACATGGACATCACCCTCCCTCAGACGGTGATGAATTACACGCCTCCAGCGATCAACATTCCTGCGCCGATCATCAACATTCCAGAGACCGTTGTGCGTGTGAATGTTCCAGAATCTAAACCGACTATCCGTACCGTTGAACGTGACGCTGATGGTCGCATTCTGAATATCATCGAGAGGACTGAGGACTAATGGCTACAGGTATTTCCGCATATTTGGCGAACGCTTGGTTGAATGCGTTAGGTAACGCAACGTCGTTTTCAGTTGCGACAGCGTATGTGAAGCTGCATGTTGGCGACCCTGGTTCTGCTGGCACAAGTAACGCTGCAACTGAAACAACTCGTAAGGCTGTTAGTTTCGCTGCTGCATCCAATGGTGCGCTTGCTTCTGATGCTGATGTGACGTGGACAAATATCGCAGGGTCACAGGATGCAACACACTTCACCGCTTGGGATAGTTTGACCACAGGGAACTTCTTGTTCTCTGGAACAATCACCGGCAACGCATATACGGCTGGTGACACCTACACGATTTCGTCTGGTGGGTTGACTGTTTCTTTGACTGTCGCAAGTTAGGTTTTTAGATGGCCGTTGAACGGTTCATTCTTGACCAGACACAACTCAATGATGCTGAGTTCGGTTTAGGTGGGTTCAGTCCCGCCTTCACTCTTGACACGTCAACGCTTGACTCGATTGCCAAGTTAGACGGCTTCACGTTCACGACAACTGTTACCGCTTCGGCTCCTGTTGGCGGGTTGACGGCTGGGGCGACATCGTTGGTGTCGCATGTGGTTTCGGCTGATGCGGTGTTGGGTGGGGTTGATGCTTCGGCTTCGGTGTCGGTGTCGAATCTGGTTTCGGCTCAGGCGGTGCTTGGTGGTGTTGTTGCGTCTGCTGATGCAACGGTTGCGCATACGGTTACAGCTGACGCTGCTTTGGGTGCTGGTGTTGGTTCTGCTGTTGCGTCTGTGTCAAATCTTGTTTCGGCTTCAGCGACTTTGGGTGGTTTGACATCGACTGCGGTTGCGAGTGTTGCTGGTTCGGTTACTGCTTCGGCTTTGCTTGGCGGGTTGATTTCTTCGGCGCAGGCAACGGTTGATCCGGCACCAAGTCCTCCACCTCCTCAGTATCCAGGTGGTGGGAATCCTTGGTATCGTCGTCCAAAGGTTGAGCGTGTTGAAGAGGTTGTGGAGGTTGTGGTTGAACCTTTGCGGGTTCCTCTCCAAGTGTTCGGCGTAGGAGCATCAGTTGGTTCCTTGTCGTCTAGTGCTGTTGCTGAAGTAACATGGTCAATATTAGAAGACGAAGCAGAATTGCTTCTCTTGGTTTGAGGTGACATGGCGTTCTATAGCGGGCAAACATCAATCGGCACGGCTGCGACTGTTGTTGATGGCGTGTTGATTGGTGGTTATGCGGGCAACCCTTACAAGATGCACATCAAAAACAATGACAACACGGACGCTGTTTATCTTGGCGGTGCTGATGTCACGATTTCAACTGGTTACCGATTAGACAAATTGGAAGCATTAGATTTAGTTGTTTCACCAACAGATTTGCTTTACGGTATTTCAGGAAAAGCAGGTCATGTTATTTCTTGGTTGACGGAGCCTGTCTGATGCCTTACTTTATTTCTGACAAGAACGCTGAGTGCGCTGGTTGGGCTGTCGAGAAGGAAGACGGCGAAGTGATCGGCTGTCATCAAACTAAGCAGGATGCGATTGACCAGATGGTCGCTGTGTCGATTGCTGAGGAGATGGAGCCAGGTGGGGAACGTGCGTTGCCAGAGAACTATCGTCCGGCATTAGCTGAAGATGTCCCTGATGGTAGTGCGTGTGGGAACTGTGTGTTCTATGACGAATCACGCCAGAACGCTGAAGGGACTAAAGCATGGTGCGATAAGTGGGATGACTTCGTTGATGGTGGCTACTACTGCAACGCTTGGCAACCGATAGCCGAGGTCGAGGAAGAGGAAGACGAGGAAGACCTTGAGGACGAGGACGAACAGGAGATGGATGTCTCTATTCGTGTTGTGGATTTGAGTTTGCCTGAGTACATCAAATCGGCTGCTCGTAAAGGTTTGACCTATTACGGTCAGAAGCTCGCTGGTGCTGGCATCGTTGCTTCAACTGTTCGTGAAGCACGTGACATGGCGAGAGGTGAGATTACTGAGGACAAGGTGATTCGTGCGAATGCTTGGGCTGCACGTCACATGGTTGATTTGGATGCACCGAAGAACTCGAACCCTGATGACAAAGAGTTCCCAGGTGCCGGTGCTGTTGCGTTCTACCTGTGGGGTATCAATCCGCTTGACCCTGAACCTGCGATGAATTGGTTTGCTGAGAAGGTTGAACAAATCAGAGATGAACAGGAAGACGATGATGGGTCATCGGATCGAGTGTTCTCATTCAATCGCACTAGTGAACCTGAGTTTGGTAATGTTTCAGGTATGGCTGAACAGGTTGAGACACGTCGCATCACATTCAATGACTTTGAACTTCGTGCAGCCCCAGAAGGAAAGGGCATGACCTTTAGTGGTTATGCAGCAGTATTCAACTCTGACTCTGAGCCACTACCGTTCATCGAACGCATTATGCCTGGTGCGTTCTCTAAGTCGTTGAAGTCACGGAACAATATCCGTATGTACATGAACCATGACTCGTCAATGCTGTTGGCTACCACTAGGGCTAAGACGATGCGTTTGGTTGAGGATTCTAAAGGTTTGTTTGTTGAGGCCGATTTGCCTGACACAACGGTTGGTCGTGACCTGTCGGTATTGATGCAACGCAAAGATGTTGACTCGATGTCGTTCGGTTTCACGGTTCCTCAAGGTGGTGACCGTTGGAGTGATGACGGTATGACCCGTGAGTTGCGTCAAGTGAAACTCTATGAGGTTTCGGTAGTGACTGGTTTCCCAGCGTATGCAGCAACCTCGGCACAGGTTCGCTCATTTGATGCGCTTGCTACTCGCACCGGTATTGATGCCGATCAACTCGCTGTTGCAATAACCACGTTAGAAGCAGGTCAGACACTTGACCCAAGCCATGCTGCGTTGTTGCGTGAAACTGTTGCGAAACTAGAGCCACAACCTGAAGCAGCTCCTGCTTCGCTTGGTGTGTTGGCGAAGCATCTTGAATTGCTGAAGAACTTCTAGTAACCTTTTCGTTACTGCGTCGAATGAGTGGAGCCACCTTCGATGTTGCTGTGTACGGAGCCGTACCAGGTTTAAGTTAATTTCCTGCGTATCCAAACAACAACATCATCCCTACGGGGAGAAGGAAAACATTGACCGTCAGGTTGAGATTCGCAATCGTGCATGGAACGAAGCCAAGGCAATCTTGGACAAGGCCACCGCAGAGAAGCGTGACCTCTCAGCAGAAGAAACCCAAACCTACGAGCGAATCTCGAAGGAATTGGATGAGCGAGCACAGACCATCTCGAAGCTTCGTGAAGACGAAGCTCGTGAATTGCGTATGGACTCAGCAACCCGTGAAATCGCTGACCAGGTTCGTCCTGTTGCCGGTGCTCCAGTAAACGATGACCTCACAAGTCTTCGTTCATTGTTCACAGGTGAGAAGCGCAGCCATTCATTCGAGAAGCGTGACATCTTGAAGTCAAGCACAGGTTCACCAGTTCCAACATCGTTCTACGACCAAGTAATCATGCGAGCACGTTTGACCGCACCAGTACTTGAGACTTCAACTGTGTTGAACACCGTAGGTGGCGAAAACCTTCAAATCCCATCGTTGTCGACCTACTCGGTTGGAACGGTAACTGGCGAAGGTTCAGCAATCGGAGAATCCGATCCTGTATTCAACCAGTTCATTACCTTGTCAGCATTCAAGTTCAGCTTCATCACACAGGTCTCAACTGAACTGCTTGAAGATTCTGGCGTTGACATGTTGTCATTCTTGGGTGACCAGGTTGGTAACGCAC